CTACATATTCATATGCTAGAATATATAAAAAAGGCGATATATTAAGAAGACACAAAGATAGACCTTCTTGTGAGATATCTACTACGTTAAACCTTGGTGGAGACCCATGGCCTATATTTATCGACGGCACAGGGGCTGACAATGTCATAGATGAGTATAAAAATATCATTAAACCAGGAGCCCCAGAAGGCACGAAAGTCTTGCTTGATGTAGGGGATATGCTAGTATATAGTGGTTGCGAACTAGAACATTGGAGAGAACCACTTGAAGGGGATGTCTGTGCGCAGGTCTTTCTTCATTATAACCATGTAGATGGTCCTTTTGCTGAAAAGAACAGGTTCGACAAAAGGCCGATGTTAGGTGTTCCACCAATAAGGAACATGTAATATAATGAGGTTATATGCTACAAAAATTAGGGTTTTTACCTGGATTCAATAAACAAGTCACGGAGACCGGGGCCGAGGGACAATGGTTTGACGGAGACAATGTCAGGTTTAGATACGGCACACCAGAAAAAATAGGTGGCTGGGAACAGCTAGGCGACGACAAATTAACTGGTGCAGCTAGAGCACTTCATCATTGGGACGACAACTCTGGTATTAAATACGCAGCAATAGGAACTAACAGAATTTTATACGTATACTCGGGTGGTATCTTTTATGACATACACCCTATTAGAGCTACAATATCTTCAGCAACATTCACTAGTTCAGCCGGAACTCCTACAGTTACAATAAACTGTAGCACTCACGGACTGGGAGAAAATGATATTGTTATGTTCAACAATGTTACAGGTTTATCTGGTTCATCATTTAGTAATGCAACTTTTGAAGACCAAAAATTCATGGTAACATCTGTTCCAACTACAACTAGCTTTACTATTACAATGGCAGCAAATGAAACTGGCACACCTTTAAGTGGCGCCGGATCAGCAGATGTTCTTTGTTATTACACGGTGGGTCCAGCACAACAACTTGGAGGTTATGGTTGGGGTACGGCATTATGGGGTGGTACTGCAATTGGTGCTGCAACTACGACATTGGCCACATCTCTATCAGATTTAACCACAACAGATATTGTATTAGCTAACTCTGCAGCATTTCCATCTCAAGGAGAAATTAGAATTGGAACTGAGGATATAAGTTTTACTGCTAACAACACTACAACGAATACATTAAGTGGTGGGGCTAGAGGTGCAAACGGAACTACAAAAGCAACACATAGTTCTGGTGCAACTGTTACTAATATATCTGAGTATGTTGCTTGGGGTGATCCATCTAACGCTGACTTTACAATTGATCCAGGACTTTGGGTATTGGATAACTATGGTACAAAATTAATTGCTCTTATATATAACGGCGCATGTTTTGAATGGGATGCAGCCGCTGCAGCCGCAACTTCTACAAGAGCAACATTACTTGCTAATGCACCTACAGCATCGCGACATGTGTTAGTATCTACACCCGATAGACACTTAGTATTTTTTGGAACTGAAACAACGGTTGGAACATCTACGACACAAGACGATATGTTTATTAGATTCTCTGACCAAGAAAATATTGATGGTACAAATGCCTATACCGTAAGAGCAGATAATACGGCAGGTACGCAAAGACTTGCAGATGGTTCTATGATTATGGGTGCAATCAAAGGTAGGGATGCAATATACGTTTGGACCGATACTGCATTATTTCTTATGAAGTTTGTAGGTCAACCGTTTACATTCTCATTTGAACAAGTGGGCACCAACTGTGGATTGCTAGGTAAGAATGCTTGTATAGAAGTAGATGGTACAGCTTATTGGATGTCAGAAAACGGATTCTTTTCTTATGATGGTCAACTAAAATCACTACCTTGTTTGGTTGAAGACCATGTATACGACGACTTAAACTCTACATCTAGAGATCTTGTAAACTGTGGATTAAATAACCTATTTGGAGAAATAAATTGGTTCTATTGCACAGCTGCATCAGATGCTGTCAATAGGGTAGTAACCTACAATTATTTAGATTCTACGCCTAGAAGGCCTATATGGACTACAGGAACGTTGCCTAGAGCCGCTTGGCAAGACTCAGCAGTATTTGCAAAACCTCACGCAACGTACTATAACCCAGATAGTAATGCATCTTACGATGTTACAGGAAACACTGATGGTTGTACAACATACTATCAACAGGAAACAGGGACCGATCAAATAGATGCAGGAGGAGTAATAACAGCAGTTATTGGGTCAATCACCTCTGGTGACTTTGATATTACTCAAAGAAGAAACCCTACAGGACAGGTAGTTGGAATGCCTGATCTTAGAGGAGATGGAGAATTTATAATGAGAATAAGCAGATTTATACCTGACTTTATTTCGCAAACTGGTAACACACAAGTTAGTTTTGTAACTAAGACTTATCCAAATAGTTCTGCAACAACTACTAATTTTTCTGTAGATAATACTACAACAAAAAAAGATACACGAATAAGAGCAAGGTCTATTGCATTAAAAGTTGCAAACACTGCGGCTAGTCAAGACTGGAAGTTAGGCACGTTTAGATTAGATATTGCACCGGGAGGAAGAAGATAATGGCACCGTTTTATAACTTAGGGGATCAAAATATTTATAATGCAGGACAATATTTTATTCCTCAAGAAAAATATAGATTAAATTATAATGCACCTATCGTAGAAGAAGAGGAAGAAACAAGTTCTATTGGAATTCCTAATACTAATTCTTTTATAAATTTCGCTAATAATCAAAATAATAACAGAATTTTTGATCCTAATGCTTTTACACCATACTCGGCACAACCATCTGGAAGTTTTGTAACTAATAGAACTGATTACAGCAGAAGCGGTTATCTTCCTGGAACGGAACCTGAAGAAACTTATTTAGATAAATTTGGTGGTTTAATTAAAACAGGGATAGGCCTAGCAATTCCCGGAGGAAATTTTTTAATGAACATGGCAGATAACTTTGCAAAACAAAATAGATTAAATGCAACTGATAATGCTTTTATCGACATGCAGATAGCTAATCAAGAACAAAACATACACGGGTTTGGTAATTTACCTAATCAAGATAGGTATGGATATAATAAAACAAGTATGTTTGGAAATTATGCGGATAAAGTAAAAGAAAGAGTAGAAATTGCTAATGATAGAATTTCTCAAGGAAAAGATTTAAGACCAATTGACAAATATTATTTAGAAAAAGAAAAAGAATTTAAAACAGTACAAAATCAAATAGATTTTAATAATTTTATAAGACAAAGAATGACTGCTAACAAAATTAGAGAAGCTGAAAAGAAAGGTATTAAATTAGGACCAACTGGCGTAGACATTCATGGTTCACCAACACCTCCAGATGGAGGCGGTGCAGGAGGCGATGGTACTTATGGGGTAGGTGCGGACAATCAAAAATCTTATGATTTTGGACAAGGATTTGGTGTTAGCGCAACAACCGGTGGTCCTGTAAGTAATAGAACTGGTAGAGGAAGAACAGGTTATATGAACGGAGGACTAGCAAGTATTTTATATGGCTAAGATAGTAGAATCATTAACAAGAGCAGAACCAGAATATAGTCAAACTAATATACAATCATTGGTTAGGGATCTTGACTCTGTAATAACAAAATTAAATACTTCATTTCAAGATGAGGTTAAACAGGAGATAGAGGCTAAAAGTTTCTTTTTAGAATAATGGCAGTAATAAACCAATATAAATTTGTAGGTAAAGACAACGATACTACAGGTAATGCATTAAATGTATTTGGTACAAATAAACCGGGAGTAAATGAAACTATTATTGTAAAATCAATATTAGTAACATCAGCATCAACACCAACTGTTACTGTTGTAAATAATAGTATTACAGCTATTAAATCTGCTGCTTTAACAGCCGATACGACTAAAGAATTATTAACTCAACCGTTAATAGTCGAGGGTGGAACTACCCTTACCATACAATCAAGTAACACAGGGTCCTTTGACTTTGCTGTAAGTTACTTAAATATATTAAAGGAGAAGGTAGATTAATGGAAATAAAGCAAGCAAAAGTAGAAACAACGTACAGACACAAGGAAACTGGTGAGGTTTTTAAGGAAAGAAAAGACTGGGAAGCTAAAGGTTATAAAAATGAGGACATGGCACAAGACGTAAAGGTCATTATGCCGGCTCTTGATTTGTTCTCAAAAACGAAGTAAAAGGGAAAATTAAGGTAAAAATATGGCAATATCTCGAATGCAAGAACCCAGACAATTATACGGATTAGGAAGCTTAGTTAAGAAAGCTGTCCGTGGGGTTAAGAAGATAGTCAAAAGCCCACTAGGTAAAGCTGCTATAATAGGTGGCTTAGGTATGATTCCTTTTGGTGCACCTGGAGCAAAAGCTAGTTTATTTTCTAGACTAGGGGGTATGTTTACAGCCGGAAACACTGCAAGAGAACTTGCAATTATGAAAAATGCAGGTGTCAAAACTGGGTTTTTTCCTCAGTTAGGTGGTTTTTTAAAATCAATGGTTCCTGGTACTCCAGGTTTTAATCCTAAAAATTTATTCATGGGTTTAGGTGCAACAGCAGTTGCAACACCATTCTTACAAAAAGCATTTAAGATGGGTCCTTACGAAGAAATAGCAGAAGAAGTAGATGAGTCTTACATTGATCCATACACAGCTTACATGATGTCTAGATACAGAGAACCTGGTCTAGCGTTTTTACCAAATGAACAATATGTACAACCCAATTACTACCTACCACAAACTGCAGCCGAAGGTGGCAGAATAGGTTATGCTAATGGTAATATGGTAGAGGGCGAAATGCAATTACCACCAGAAGCAGAAGAATATTTAAGAAAAGAGTATGTAAAATACAAACAACAGGGCGGAGATTTATCATATCCAGAATTTAAACAAATGGTTCTTCAAGCGGCAGCCGGGGAACAGGGACCAGAACAAGAAGAAATAATGACTACTGAAGCAGAAGTAGTAGAAACACCGGAAGAGGGTATTATGCAAATGGCTAAAGGTGGATCAGTTCCGGGCACAAAAGTAGCAGGTTATACTACACCTGCAGGCTACAATAAATTTGATTATCCATCAGGCGGTAAAAGAGTTCTC